GTCGTCTCCGCCATACATTCCCAGTGCATCCCACGCTTGGCGCGCGGACATGTACATACCGTTGAGAGGGGTCATACGGTATCCAGTGTATGCAACCAGGGCCGTCAAAAACGTGTTAAATTTCGACGTTTCGCTAGAGCCGGAGCCACGAGCGAATCCCAGTGCATATCTGAGGGAGAATGTTCCACGTACAGTCAAGGAGTGTTGTCTAGCACATGACTCCAAAACTGCTGCAGTGTATTCCTTCTTGAACGCACGCACCATGAGCCGCCGCTCTGCGATACGCGCCTTATTGCCAACATGCCCGTCCATCTTTGAGAAATCACACATCAAGGAGTTGCGCTTAGCGCGGGTATGTTGCCTCGCTACCTCTGTTGCAATCTGGAACGGCGTCTTGGAAAACGCGTACCATGGTTGGTCATTGAACAGAGGATCGAGGGCGTAGATCACTTGAGAGTGCTCGAGTTTGGTGCGTGGATCATACGTTGTTATCATGCGTGGGGCGGCATCCTTGCCGTACGCCTCCTTCTTGATGAAACTGGAGGCCTTCGGCTCTGACTGCGCGCTACTGCACGCCTGTTGCAAAATGGCGCGCTGTGAGGGGCGTGGCTGGCGCTCAAACACCTCCTCAACTTCCACGGGACATAACGTATGTGGTTCTGGTATCAGCAATTCGAGGAATTCTTCCAGGATGGTGGACTGCATAGCGGTCATAGCAGCATCCTCGGATTTGACTTTCTCGATACGCTCTTTCACAGCGTTGGCTTCGTTCTCGGGGGTAATGTCAGGTGCGAACGCTCCGTCAACAAGTGGTGTCATAAATGGCACCATGGAGGGCTTCGCATCAGGGTCGTAGTTCTCAATCGTCTTCTGATACCGGAGCACCGATTGCTCAACGGGATAGACGAACAAGTTGCGACGTCCGATTTTTGTCCTGATGTAATCCACATATAGCGCGGCCTGTTGCTTATTCAAGCCATATGACTCCGCAGTCGGGTTAGTCACTGGCAATGATGAGTTCCGGGCCGCTGCCAGCAGTGTATCCTCGATTTCTCTTGGAATGGTCGCTGCTGTAAATGTGCTCTGCCTCGCAATGGTGACGAGATGCTTGTCTGCTTTACGAATGTCGAACCGTATGAAACCATCATTTACGGGTCTGAACTTTTCGATTGTGTCGCCTGACAAGAATACGAGTGCAAGCCATGCCGTCCACCCCGTAAACTTTCGAACTGGCACCAAGAAAATGAGCTCATGGTGCTCGTCTACACGTTTGCGTGTGACATTGTACACGACTACAACTGGTGTGAACCATTGCATCTTACACACTAAAACAGTGTCGACCTGCCAGTTCCATATGTCATGGTGGTACTTGGCACCACCACTGACAAGGTACTCCATGGAATTGTCCGCATGGAAGGTGTAACTGTACTCACGGCCAGCATGAGCGGCTGCC